ATCATGTATTTATCTTTGGCTCTTTTCATATTCTTCCACCTCTCTGATTGCTTCCTCTGGATAGCAGACGAACGCTGCGGTTCCGCCTGCGGCCTGGATCATCCTGGCTGTCTGCTCCTGCAGTTTGGATCTGATTCCGACGACTGGACGCTTGACCTCAAATCCGAAGTAGTGACCGTCCTTTATGAACATGACGTCCGGGATGCCTGCCTGGCTGTATGCTCCCTGGGAGATCTTGGCCACGAAGGCGTCCGGATATCGTTTCTTCAGAGCTTCCTTGATTTTCGTCTGATAGTATCCTTCCTTCTTTATCAGCTTCCGAAGCTCAGCCAGCGCCTGCTTCTTAGTGCTTATCTGCTTTCTTTCCATGAAGGAACGCATGAATTCGTTTTCGTCGAAGTCCTTTTCGTATTTCTCTAGCACGCTTCTTTTCCTCCTTTTCGGCCATCATCTTTCTGATGGCCTCGATCTGCTCTCTGTCGTCTCTTTCTGTGTTCATGGCTGCCCTCCTGTTAGATAGGCTCTGCCTCTGCGAATTCTTCCGGATCCTGCGCTGCTGGTTCCGTTCCGAGGTAGATGTCTTCCGGTTTCTTGTTTCCGGTGTTGGTCTCCAGGTAGCTTGTGGCCATCTGGTCCGCCATGTGCGTGAATAATACCAGCGGGTATTTCTCTGCGGCCTGGCAGTATGTCTGGATGATATTGGCTTCGCTCATTCCCATGTGCCATCTGATTGCGTATCGTTCCTCCATGGTCAGGCGGATAAACTCTGACGCCATCATGACTGATTTCTCGCCGTGGCCGTATGGATTTCTGTCGTTGACCGCGTATACCGGGTACTGCTCCCACTTGTTATTGGCATCCTTGCGCCAGCGCATCTCTGTGGCGTAAAAGTTCACCTTGCAGAGGTCATGGAGCAGCGCCACGATGATGATTGATTCCTGCGGGATGGAGTCTAATCTCATGCCTGCAGTCTGGAATTCCTGAACATCTCCGGTCGTGGTTCCGAGGCCAGCCAGGCAGTCGTAAACATTGAGCGAATGCTGCAGCAGTCCTCCTTCGTAGCTGGAGTGGAATCTGGTTGACGCCGGTGCCGTGAAGAAGTCTGTCTTCTCCAGGAAGTCGATGAGCTTCTCGATTCCTTCTCTCTTTGTGCTTCTTAATAATTCGATAAATCTTTCCTTGTTGGTCATCTGAATATTTCCTCCGTTTCTTTGTCTTTGAATGTGATCCTGTTCTCGATCGTCAGTCCGTATGCTCCAGCGATCGCTCTGATTGCTTTCATGGCTGCTCTGATGTCATACTCCCTGGTTGCCCGCTTCTTTGCTTTCGCAGCTTCCTTTTCTTCCCTGGATACGATTCCTACTGCCTGGTTGGCTGTCGGATCCGGATATCCTTCCGGGTTGTTTCCCTGGTAGCTCATTCCTGCCTCACCTCTTTCAAATATTTTTTGAATCTCTCCGTGTCTTCCTTATGCTGCGCATCGATTCCTGCCTGGGTGGGCGGCATCATCAAAGTGAACGATGGCTCTGAAAAGGAAACCCACACGCCCGCTTCCGGGTGCCATGTCATGCCTGGCAGCAGGTCGCTTGTCACTTTTCCGTCCGGTTCCTGGTGGATATGCTCCAGCCAGTACGGTGCGTATGCTTCATACTTGACTCGGTCTGTGTAATATCCGCAGGCCAGGTTCTCTGCTTTTGCCAGATTGAATTCTTCAAATACTGCATGCGTGACTTCCTTCTGGTGTCCTGCTGCCTTTTCCTCATCGATGATTTTCTGAATCCGATTGACCATGCTTTCGGCTTTCGCTCCGGTTAGATCCGGACCGGTTTTCAAAATTCCGAGCACGATGATGTGTTTCATGTAAATCTCAAATTGTGCACGGATTTCCTCTTTCAATTTTGCATAAGGCTTTTTGTATTTGGTTTTCAGGAGTTCCAGTGGCACGTTTTCCCTGTTTTTACGCAGGGTTGCGATGTCCTGGCTTAGTTTTTTTAGGTCTAATTCCGTTGTAACCACTCCTTTCTGTAACCACTAAGCGATTTTTGAAGTGGTTACGCTGCGAGCCTTGATTTTGCGCGGGTTGCGCTGGGTGTAACCACTGTAACCACTTTTTTGAAATACATACCGTGTTTTTATGAAAATTTGCATGTGTTGCACGTTTTTCGTGCATCGTGTGCAAAATTTCCCACGAAACAATAAATAAGTGGTTTTTAGTGGTTACAGTGGTTACAAAGCTCTAAAACCCGCGCCAGCTCTGCGTTTCGGTGTAACCACTTGCGTAACCACTCGCGTAACCACTAATTTGAGTGGTTACATTTTCAGGCGATTTTTGCGCCTGCTATTTGAATGGCAGCTCGTCTTCCATGCCTTCCGGTATGCTCATGAATCCATCCTTGTCAGTCATCGATTCCTGGTGGTACTTTTCTTCTGCTTCATCTGCCATTGCTTCGATGTCATCTCCATCGGACTGGCTCTCTTTTCCGATGTTAAATTCTATAAACCGGCATACCCTTCCATCGAATCGTTTCATGATGGAGTATCTCTTGGTAGAGTTTTCGCCGCCATCCTTGACCGTGATCAGTCCGTTGTCTGCCATGTATTTGAGCGTCTTCCTTGGACTGTATCCCGCTTTTGTCAGCGCCTGGTTCAGTGTTGATGGGAAAATGTACGCCACGTTCCCGGATTCGCTCATGGTGCCGAGGCACGTTCCGATGGCTTTCTCTCCGAAGTATGCCTTGTTGGAGATTACCCAGTCGGTGATGAACTGCACGGCGTTTTCGTTTACGTCTCCGGATGTTGCTGCGATCTGTTCCTGAAGGATGGATGCTGCCATCCTCTTGGCTCTGTCCCAGGACTCCTGGTTGATTGTTATCTGTTTTTCATCGTCTTTCCCTTTTTTCGGATCCGCTTCGGGCTCCGGTGCATCCTGGCTACCAAAGAACCATGTATCTATCATGGCATCGGCCAGAGCGACCGCACTGATTCCGGCCACATGGCTTCCGCTCTTTCCTTTTGCTATGCTCATTACGTAGTGCAGCATCTCATCGTATTTGTCGCAGATGCTTTTCTCTGAAACCTTCAGGACGTGTTCGATGAATTCCGGGCCCGCCCATCCGAAGTTCTGAGTTGATTCCTGGTGCATGAGGCTGGCCTGTTCTTCTGTCTCGAATGGTCCGCCGTAGATTTCCAGCACACGGGTGCTGACACCAGTCTGCGATGTATCTGTGGAGAGTGGTTCCTCACCGGTTGCCATGGCTACGGTTCTCCATTGTCTCATCGTCTGCAGGCCGCCGCCTTTTGCGCCTCTGATCTTTCCGGTACCGGATGCGATCATGTAGATTGTCTTCTCCAGTCCTTCCTGATTTTTTCCGGCCAGCTGTCTCTCATCGATGCCAAGTGGCAGGTCGCAGTAAAATGCAGCGGTTCGCTCCAGGCCGACCTGGGTGGCGTTAAAGTTTACCATGAGTCGTTCCGGATCTCCCCAGGCTGACAGTGCTGCTTTTAATCCGGCGGTCTTTCCTCCTTTACTGGATCCCCAGTTGTATACGAAGAAGATTCTTTGCTTGATGATTCGCAGCAGGGGAGCTGCGAACGCTGCGGCCAGTATGAACCGGAACTTGTCACGTTCTCGGTGCGGCTGCATGGTGTCTTTCCATTTGTCAAAGGATCCGGTCTGGCAGTATGCCGCGGCCATTCCCTTCTGTGATGGATCAATGTCCAGAACGATGTCTTTGTCGTGTCCTGGGATGAATCGCTTCCCTGGCTGCCATCCGAAGCTGGATGTTGCATCCGCTTTCGTGATGATGTCGATGTTCTCTGCCTCCAGGGCGGATAAAAACCGGACGACCTGCTTTGCGTTTTCTGATGTTACCGTGCATCCAAGGTCTGCCAGGACTGTGATACCTCTGGCTGTGAAGATCGTTGATCGTGGGTAGATTGCTCTGTGCCATTCATCGTCTCTCTTGAATGCGATCTCTATTTTTTCTTCTCCGGTTTCAAGGCTTCGGAGTCGCTGCGTCAGGATGATCGGTGTTCTGCAGACCATGACCGGTCCGTATGTCTTCTCATCGATGTGGCTGATTCCTCTGTCTGAATAGATCCAACCTTCCGGCTGGCGGAGATTGACCGGTGCTCCTTTAATGGATTCCGGTATCACGTCTGGTTCTGCCAGGTCTATTTCTTCCGCTCGCTCCAGGAGCTTCTGGATCTTGGCTGCACCTTCCTCTTTTCCGAATTTGATGAAGACGTCACTCGGATCCTTGATTCCGCCCAGTGTACTGCAGCTGAATTTGTAAACCTTGCCAATGAATCCACCGTCCCGGAGCCCCTGGATGACTTTCCGCATGAACGTCTCGCCGCCCTGATCCGGTTCCTGGTGGATGTATAACTTTAAGTCCTGGAGCTGGTCGCTCATGTTCGGCTTGAACATGGAGGCTCCCGGTACTCCGAGGGTGCTGATTCCCATGTACCACATGCTCTGCGTGTCAGATTCTCCTTCGACCAGGCAGGCGTATCCGCTCTGCCGCATCTGCGAGAGCCTCCATTCTCCGTAGAGGCATATCTTTCCACTGCTGCCGTATCTCCATCTGAATTCCTTACCTGCAAATCTCTTTCTGTAGGTTGCCTCGGTTCCGTCTTCCTTCAGGTACGGGATCTTCATGTATGTGGTCTGGTCTTTTCTTTCTTTGTCGTTGCTGATGTGGCATGTGTCCCGGAGGAATTCCACCGGGAGCCTTTTTTCGAAGGCGTACTGCTCCATTGAATAGCTCCGGCGGGATGCTGCAGGTTTTTCTTTTTCTGGCATCTCCACATGGTAGTCTTCCATGATTCGCTTGTATGCGTCCTTCGTGCTGATGCCATTCATCTTGGCCACAAAGTCCACGTAGTTGCCGCCGATGTCCTCGCTGAAGCAGTGCCATCTTCCTGTCTTCAGATCTACTGAGAAGCTGTTTTTTGAATCGTCATGGAACGGGCAGAGTCCTATCATATGATCTCCGGTAACCTGCGCCCTTTTGACGACGCTTCTGTATTCTCTTTCATAATCGACCAAACGGTCGAGATCGACTTCTGCCGTGTTCATGGTGTTACCTCTTTTCTTTGCCTATGTATATGAACTGCGGCTCGATTCCCATCTTTGCCGCAGCAGCGATTTCAGCCTGCATTCCCTGACTGATCCATTCATCTTCCGGTCCTTCCTGTCTGATGATCACGACCATCTGATCGCATCGCTTCAGAGCTTCCATTCCTGCCTGCAGTCCGTAGTCTCTGTCTTCCGGATTTCCTTCGTCCAGGAACCTTGGCCAGTACAGGTGCGGCGCTACCGGGATGTCCCCGCGTTCATGCACTGCTCTGCACGCCTCCATCGCATCCATGATGTGCTGCTGCATCTCCACTTCGTTTTTGGCTCTGTATTTGCTGCAGACGTATGCCATCTTGGCGTGGATCGGCGCGAGGTTCTTATCCATTCCTGCCTTGCACAGTCCGACGTATGTCCACGGATGGTCCGGGCCTTCTCGCCAGATTGTCTCGTAGACGCCCTCGCCTCCGATGATGTCCTCGACGATCCTGCTCTGCGTGATTTCAAATTCTCCATCCAGGCGCCCATCTTCATCTCCTGCACAAATGAGTTCTCTGGCCAGTTCTTCGGTGATGGTGTCTCCGTTCTTTAAGTAGGCCGGATCTCTACCGGTCTTTAGGTAGTCCTGTAAATTTTTAACCATCTGTTCCTCCAATTCTGCAGGGCGACTGGTTTGCCGCCCTGCTTTGTGGTTTAGTCAAATGGCAGCTCTCCGTCCTGGATGTCGCCTGCCTGCATGAATCCGTCAGGGCCGACTTCCGGAGTTGCTTCCATTGGTGCTGCTTCCTTGTAGTCGTCTGTTGTGATCGCTACGCTCTCATAGCTCTGCTTCATTGCCTTGCGGAGCTCTGCGGTCTTTGCGTAAACGTTCGACGGGAGCACTCCCTTCTTTTCCAGGGTGACTTTGCTGAATTTGATACCGTCTCCGTTCTCTGATGTTGTGAGCTTGAAAGTCACGACCATGTGGCTGTATGGGATGTGCTGCTGCCCCATGATTTTTTTCAAAGCCTTATTGATATCCCTGATCGATGTTGGCGGCACTGTCAGGAGATAAATGTCCGGACGCTCATCCATCATGATGTAAAGGCGGCGAGTATTTTTGCACGCCTTGCCTTTTCCCTTGCTATCAGTTCCGAACTGGTTATACGAGCAGGTGTCGCAGGTTCTGATTTCTCCAGTAATTCTGTTGAGTCCCTGCTTTCCGTCCATGGAACTACAGTCCGGGATCTTACTTGTATCTCCATCATCTCCTGCTTCTCCGAGCTTCTGTGACCAGTAGGCATTCATGCGGTGCGTGAAAATGATCACGCCACTAACTTCTTTCATTACCTCCGGATCGTCTGGATCGTCCGTCTCAACCTCGAAGGCTTTTCCTCCGCCAGATGGGATTTTGATTCTCTTGGCGTCAATGCCACCATCATCGTCCAGGTCTCCGAGCTCATCTTCCAGCTCTGCTCTGAGCTCCTCATCCATCGCCTCCATGCCGGTTACGATCTTGAAGCTCTCCATTGTTGCGAGTTCGTTCTTTGCTGCTGCCATGTCTTATTCCTCCTTATTCTCTGCATCCAGGGATGCTGCTTTTACCACTTTGGATTTTTTGATGCTCTTTACACGGTACCGGTTCTCGATTCCGTCGTCGCATGTCTTGGTGATGAAGTATCCACTCTTAATGCCTTCAAAGACGCAGAGGATGTCCTCTGTATCGATTCTCAGGACGATTGTGTCACCCTGGTGCATTGCATTGCCTTCTGAATCGGATACCTCGATGCGTGTTACCTCGTTAACTGTGAGCCCTGCCATTATTCAGCGTCCTCCTGTTCTTCCTCTGCTTCAGCTTCCGGATCCGCTTCTGCGTCCTCGAACTGTCCCTCCAGATAATCTTCCACCGGTGTGGTGTAGTTGCTGACTTCTTCGTATAAGTCGTGCATGATTCTGTCTGCCTGCGCTGCGAGCTTTGTCGCCTGGAGTACCAGGCCGGTTGCTGCATTCTTCAGGCTGCTGGCTGCTTCGACTGCCTTGGCATCATCCTCTGTTGGAAGGATGCGCAGGAAGTCTTTCATGCTCTCATCTACCTTCTTCTGGTCGAGCTTCATGCCTGCGTAGAATTCTGAAGCGATACCGTATCCGTCGTGGCGGTTCGATACCTTCGACTTGCTGGTTTCTTTGACCTGCTTGCAGGCAAATTCCAGGGCGATGTTTACGTTTTCCTCAAGCTCGCGCTCTGATTCGAGGCGACAATCAAATTCTAACTGTTCCATGGTTTACTATTCTCCTTTCGCTCTTTTGAGTGCTTTGTTGGTTGACTTGCGTCTGGCGATGTCGGTCATCTCGTAGCTGCTTACGACCTCATCCAGCTCCGGCGGCAGCTCTCCGTCGTTTTCTTCGGCGATTTCTTTCATCGCACTCTGCAGGGATCCTGCATTGACGGTTTCTTTGATGAGCTCGCCGAGGCCCTGTTCTCTGAGTACCTCGAAGAAGTCCAGGCCGCGTTCCTGCAGGTAGGCTTCTCCACGCTTGGAGTATTTGACCTTATCCTGGAGGCTGTAGATGTAGTCGCCGTATCCCTGGGACGGGATATCTTCGTCGATCATCATTTCTGCGATCTCTGCCTTCAGCTTATCGATGGCTGCATTGTTGTCCTCGGTGTCTTTGGCCAGCTGATCCTTCTTGTCGAGAAGCTCCTCGTACTGGCCGAGCATTTCAGTGAGTTTCATGGTTGGTTCCTCCTACTTTCTATTTTGAGTCCGCACTCTGTGCAGGCTGCTTGCATTTTCTTCTGCCGGAGCTCCTGTCTTGACATTGGTCTCCAGCATTCCTGTCCGCAGATCGGACATTTTACCGGGCTCCATTCCGGATGCCCTTTTGGGATGTTTTTCTTCATCGGCATCAGCAGGATGCCTCCGGTTTCGTTTTGGCCTCGCGGCCAGATCTTAACTTCTGCCATTATTCTCTTGCCTCCTTCTCCTGCTTCTCGTATTCGTCCATGGTTGGACGTGGGCCGTCCAGGTCGTCCCATTCATACAGTGCT